TTGCGACTGCCACATTGGGATGCGCTCGTCGTTCTTTAGAAATGGCATCGCTTGCAGGAGTGTACCGTAAAGGAGTGCTTGTGGAGCGTAGATCGTGAACCAGTTGGTCTGATTTGACGTATCTAGCGGCTGGACCCGTTCATAGTAAAGCACCTCAAACGCGTACGCGGCGGCAGGAGTGGGAGCCACGAGCCAATTCGTGTAGTCGTAGTCCGCGTAATACTTTGGGATTCCGGTGGCTGTGGGGTCTGGAAAATAGTTGCGAAGGTACTCGTACTTGCGCAGAAGCACCGGCTCTCGATTACCAGCTATAGTAATGTTCATCGATACCGTCTTGTGCCACCGGGCAGGTTTCGCGATGACGGCCGTACTCGCTACCATGTTACTGGTGTTAACGGTAAGGTTCCCAAGGAATTTGATCCGAGAAGCGATTACCTGCTCGGCGAGCATGATGAAGAGCGGAATTTTAGCAAGAGTCGCGGCATCATCACGCTCGAGATATGACTCAATGTTTTCGACCAGCGTGGTATAGGTCATTACTGAAGCTGTTGCCATAAAAGCCCTCCACACGAATTGCAACGTTGATTAGGATTATACCACGCCTTTGACATTTGGTCAATTCAGCAGAGCGCATTCGGAGGTACGCCTCTTGAGGAGTCCCGGCAACACCTTGCCGCCGCCCCGGGTCCACAACATTAACTGCTCTTTCGCACCCTCCCAGTCTCCGGCGTTAACCTTGCGCTTCAAGGTCGAAGTCTGAAGCCGTCCCACGCCGAGGTTGTAGCAAAAGTCCACAATCGCGTTGCATTTCCGAACGTCCGTGATTAGCCCCGGACAATTCCGGAGGACCCCGGGAAGGTAAGTGTGTTCAAGCTCCACCATCAGTAGCTCCCGTGCCGCAGGTTCATCCATTGGAGGGTCTTCCAGCGTCACCTTTCGCTTATCGGCGTAGTAAGTGCTCCCGTACCCGATCGTAGCTACGTTGGCCGGGCAGAGGTAGGGCTTGGCCCGATACCCCTCGTACCGGCGGCAGAGTTCAGCGGCAAGCTCTAGGTTCATATGCCACGTTGCTTCAGAGTGCGATCGAGGAACCAGTAATTAATGGTGCCGGACAGCAAAGCGGAGAAGTCGGGGGTCATCATCGTCCGGAACACCTCGACGGCAGGAGCACCGGCGAGCCAAGCGTTCCAAGCGAACCAGATGTGAATGAAGGACCAGACGAACAGGATCCAGTAGGTCACTAGGGGTCGGACGGAGGCCGAAAGGCCCGCCACCCAACCACCGGCGGCTTTGACCATCTCGGCTTGCTGGATGATGGCGTTGTTAAAGGCGTCCATGACCCCGACGTCCACCGCCGCTTCGCGCTGTGCCCCGATCTCGGCGAGCTTTTGCTGACCTCGGAGTTGTTCCAGTTCGCACTGCCGGGCGAACATGTTCAGCTCGTGCAATCGCTCGTTCTTTTTATCGAAGAACTTCAGCACTTCGGGTGCCATACGGAAAATACCGCCGAAGATGGAGCCGAGTAAGCCCCCGGATAAAATATCAAGCATAGTTAGTCCTTACAAGATTTAGATTTGTCGTCATTCTGCATGAGTTTGATACCACTCAGGAACCCAATCATGCCGCCGATCAGAGTAGAAAAAGCGGGTGAAATCATTTTGAAGATCTCGGCGTTGTCCACTTCCTTTGCCCACAGACCAAGCATAAAGCTGATTACCATGGCCAATACGGAAATGCACAGGGTGGTGCTTACCATCAGCGTGACGTACAGCGTCAACTTGTCCCGGGTGTCCGGCGAAGGCTTCTTGGGTCTGGGATTCGGCTTCTTGATCATTTCTTTTCTCGCTCAAGTGCATCCTTGTATCCATGTACGATTTTGGCTCTAAGCCACGTTGAATCGGCCGTGCCCGCCCACTCGGATATATTGTTCCATATCACTACCATGTCTGTGGACTTGCAATACTGGGCGTTCTTGTCTAGCCATGCAACCATCTCCCGGTGCCGCAGTGTGGGGTCGTGCACGGTGTAAGCGATTCCGTAGAACTCGCGCACGTGGCACCCTTGCTTGGACGACGCTCCTGCAATGACTAACAACAGGAGTAGAATAAGCCAGCGCATCCATGCCAGTGCCTAGATGCCGATTAATTTTTTAACGAATTCGCCAGCGACGCCGGGACCGAAGAGCACCGCCGCAAGTAGTATGTACAGCAAGTACTCAACGGTCTTCATCCGCTCTTTGCCCCGATCTAGCTTGTCTTCGATCGAACGATAGCGTTCAGCGCATACCGCTTCGTGTACGGCGAGCTTAGTCTCCACTTGTTCCATCTTCGACCTTGAGGGCTTCAGCGGGCATCTCCGGAGGCTTCGCGGCGTCCTGCATCGCTTGGATCAGTTGAAAGACTTCTTGGTAGGGGCGTGTGCCCAAGTAACCAATGATCTGGTTTGCTGTTTCAATAGGTAATTGCAAGGTCATACAGTTGGCTCCGCAGGTACAGGTGTTGGCGCGACCCAATTAGGGTCTTGCACAATCATATTAGTCGCTTCATCGAACATATCGCGCCCTAATATCACGTCGACATGCTGTTGAATCGGAAGTGCAATGATTGTGTAATCATTTGAGCTAAATTTTTTGGCAGAAGCAAAAGCCGCTAACCATTGGTCGGCTGAAGCTATGATAGGGGTGGAATTATCGACCCTAGTTTCTGCAATAAGTTTCGTAGATTTATTGTAAATAACGTAAAACATATAACCTTTCAAGATTCAGTAATGGTTGTGAAACTGTAGCCAATAGTTGCAGTACCGCCACCATTGTTAAAAACTTTCATCGCAACTGCATCGCCAGAGCCGATCCAAAATTGTGATGGGCAATTCTCTAAATTAGCCATTGAAGATACGATGCTGGCTGGATTGTCTGTGGAGAACAAGGTGTAGGCGGCGACATTGCCATCTGCTGGAAAAACATTATTGGTGTTTATACCCAATATTACGGCACCAGTCTGCGTATACTGAGCACTTGATCTTTGAGCACCACTCATATTTTGGACACCCGGGTAAAAGTCAAAACCACCAGCGCCGTTACTTGAGGCAGTCGCTTTTATGGCAACTGCCCAAAAGACTGTCCCACCACTCTGCGCAACGTACAATTGCGCCACACAACCGCTTCCAGCCACCGAATTCTTAAATGCTAGACCATTGATGATTACTCGGGTTGCTGTGCCGCCACTTTGAGTAAATAAAGTAACCCCGCTACTCCCGGACGAGGAAACAGTCGTTGATCCTCTTTGTAGTGCAATTGTTTGTGCCATTTATCTTCTCCTAAAAATTAAAGACCCATTGTTGAACTGAACGCGCAGAACAGCATCGTAGTGCCACCACTCGCTGTTGACGTGATCGTCACACTACCAGTGGATGCGCTAACTGAGATACCCGTACCCGCAGTAACGCTTGTCACACCCGCATTCGTTAAAGTCACAGTACCTGAGGTCGTAACTGTACCACCGCCTGACATACCAGTTCCAGCGGCTACTGTAATACTGGTCACGGTGCCTGTTGCGGCGTTTGTCCAAGTAGGAGCCGCACTCGCGCCGCCAGATGTCAGGACTTGACCGCTTGTGCCGTATGTTGCACCGCCGATGCCGAATTGACCCGAGGCTCCTACTTGAAACCGAGTCGTGCCGCTAGTCGCAATTGCCGTTACAGAAGTGCTGTTAATGGTCGTATTTGCACCATCGGCTAATAGTGTGTAATTCGTAGCAGAGGGTGTTATTGATGTCGACCAAATACCGCCACTACCCGCAGAATTGTTGCCTAAATGCCACCCTGACAATGTGCTATTTGCTGAACCAACTCGAAACATACTTCGAGTAGACGCGGCACCCTCGAGTGATAGAGTACCCAAGCCGCCTAAAGTCATTAACGTACTCGCGCCATTAGTTCCATTTCTCCATAGAAAATTTCCAGCATTGCTATTGCCTCGATGATCAAAGATCAGCGAAGGAGTGCCCGATGCTTGTGTGCTAATTCCATTTTGGATGCTCGCTGTTGTAGAACCTAAACGAATCTCACCACCGCCATATCCAGTTGGGCCGCCTTGGAATGTTGCACCACCAGTAGATGAAAGGTTAGTACCATCAAAAGTAAGAGCAGACCCAGTAGCCAATGCACTAGAACTAGATGCGTAAACCACACCGCCTGATGTAAATGATGTTAGGTTTGTACCGCCATTAGCAGTGGCAAGCGTACCAGCTAAGGTAATTGTGCCAGACGTGGTAATAGGGCCACCAGACGTGGTCAAGCCTGTTGTGCCGCCTGATACGGCAACGCTAGAAACAGTAGCCCCAGTTGAACTACTAGAAGCAAGCAACGTAACTGTGCCTGCGCTGTTCTTTGCATACAGCTTCATGTCGTTGATATTTAAGCCAAGTTCTCCGTTGGCAAGGTTGCCAGACGTAGGAACGGCAGAAGCCGTCGTGCTGTAGTACAGCGATATTGGGGTGAAGCCTGAAGCCGCCATTAGAAGGTTCCTCCGAAGATGCCAGTTGTGGCAGTAACAGTCGTAAAATTGCCTGTTGCCGTAGTTGTTGCGCCGATAGTCGTACCGTTAATTGTTCCACCAGTAATTGCAACAGCACTAGCGTTTTGCGTAGACATTGTACCGAGACCAGTGATTGCGGCATTGGGAATTGTGGTAGACGCTGACATTGCACTTGTGCCGTTACCGTACACATAACCAGTTAGTGTAGTAGCTCCCGTACCGCCATTCGCGGCATTTAATGTACCCGCAAGTGTAATGGTGCCAGTCACGGTGACTGGGCCACCACTAGTGGTTAGTCCAGTCGTACCACCTGACACGTCCACACTTTGCACCGTACCGCCAGCGGCAGGGGTTGCGGAGATCGTGATGCCACCAGCAGTGTTTGAGATGCTGACGTTCGTACCAGCGGTCAAGGTAGCTAGGGAGTAGCCTGATCCGTTACCGATGGGTAGTTGACCGTTAGACGGTGTGGCTGTTAATCCTGTACCGCCGTAAGCCGTACCAATAGCTGTACCGTTCCACGTTCCTGCTGTCAAAGTTCCAACACCAGTAATACCAGTGTAGGATCCACTTAAACGAGCCGTAGGAAGCGTTCCAGATGTGATGTTGGCGGCGTTGGTAGTGTCAGTTGTTGCGGAAGCCGCAAGACCCGATACCGCGCCCGAAGCAATCGCGATAGACGTGTTGGTAACCGATGTCACACGACCGTAAGTGTCTACAGCGAACACGGGAACCTGTGAGGCAGAACCGTAGGTAGCCGCAACGACGCCCGACGTGTCCAACGTAATAGTTACAGCCGACGCACCTGTGTAGCTTGTTCCCGTCAGTCCTGTACCAATGGTCAAAGCAAAAGGGTTCGCCGCTGTAACAGTTCCAGAACCACCTAGGGAGATCGACGTGCCATTGACAGTCAGCGAACTGTTGGTCAAGAACGCATTGCTGAACGTACCTGACGTTACCTGCGATGCGGCAATAGCAATCGCTGTATTGCTGGCGGTTGTGATCTGACCTTGCGCGTTGATTGCAATGGTAGGTACAGATGCCGCGATGCCATAGGATCCAGCCACCACGCCAGTATTGGCAATGTTAAATGTGTACGCTGGAGATTCATTCAGACCTGTGCCAGCGTTGTACGTTAAAGGCGCACCAAACTGTGAGAACACAATCGCCGTTGTACCAACCACAATTGGTAGTGGGGTCTGCTGTACCCAAGATGTATTAGCTTGTGTTGTACCTGCTGTGATCAGAAAGAAGTCACCGGCATCAATTTGATCTACGCCTGAACCTGCGGTGTCAAAATCCGTTGCACGAGTCAGAATGTACGTGGCACTTGCAGAACCAGTCTGCGTAACCGTATACACGCCATTGTTTGCTTGCGTAACCTCGTTCTTAACCAAAATACGATTGCCAACAACAACTGCTATGCTATCAACGCTTAGAGCACCGTTTGCATTGGCAGTTAGAGTTGCTCCAACACCAGAAGCTCCGTTGTTGTACGTATTAGCCGCTAACGCAGTAGTGGTTGCTAAACGACAGGCTTGATGAAAGTTAATACCTGAAGCAATTGCGTCAGCGTAGTCTTTGTTGACAATGTCATTGCCAGTTGTTGGCGCAGTAGTAATCGTTCCAGTAGTCATCGCCACGCTTGTAAACGTACCTGCGGCTGGAGTTGTTGCGCCTACTGTGGTTCCGTTGATTGTCCCACCCGTGATGGTGACCGCGCTTGCATTCTGCGTGGACATGGTGCCAAGACCAGAGATCTGCGCATTGGTGATCGCAATAGGTATAGCCGCTAGCGCAGTCAGTTGACCTTGCGCGTTAACAGTTGCAGTCAGTGTGTTGCTTGCAGAACCGTAGGACGCGGCAGTTACGGCGGTGTTTGCAAGGTTTATAGTCTGAGCAGAAGCGCCAGTAAAAGTGCCAGCGGTGAAGCCCGTTCCAAACGTCAATGCATTTGGAGTTGCGGCAGTAATAGTTCCTGAAGCTCCAAGGTTTACGCTAACGCCATTGAACGTGACATTCGGATTTGCAATCTGTGCGTTAGTAACCGTACCTGATAAGTCCGTTGTGGGAACAGTAGTTGCCGCAGTCATCGGCGACGTGCCCGACCCCTTAACATATCCAGTTAAAGAATTCGCACCAGTACCGCCATTAGCGACGATAAGGGTACCGCCCAGTGTGACCACACCACCTGTAGCTGAGGCAGGTGTAAAACCTGTCGATCCAGCGGAAAAGGAGGTAACACCACCAACCAGTGCAAATTGATTCCATACACCAGAGGCATAACCATCGTAGGTCTGAGTATCTGTATTGAAACGAATTTGACCTGCCCCACCCGCAGGTTGTTGCGCATTCGTACCCGTGGGCACTGTGATCGAACCCGTGCCGGGAACCACTGGGTTACTCGCTAGCGAAACTGTTGGGTTTCCAGCCTGACCGTCGCCGTCGGTTATAGTGATCTGGTTTCCTGTCCCAGTAATCGTGCGAGGATTGATGCTGTTACCACTAAGGATCGCAAGCATCCCTGAACCGGACAAATTCGCCAATGTAGCAGGAAGACCACTGAGGGCCAGCGTCGGATCGCCCCCCGTACCGTTGGCGTTGGAAACGCTTAAACCAGCCCCTGTAACGGCTATAGCGCGCGAGGCTACAGTAGACCCCGTGTCCTTGACAATAATGCCGCCAGCGGCGTTTTGGAGACTTAAAGCAGTTCCCGTTAGGCTCAAAGTGAAAAAAGAACCCGCTCCACCGTCGCTAGCAACCAACCCAGTGCCAGCAGTTACATAACGGCTATTGGTCAACGAAAGTTGTTGTGTCGCCGTCAGAAACGTCTGGGTTTGCGTCGGTTGAACCGCAATTGCACCAGTCGTCGTCTGTACCGTTACGCCGTTTTGAACGATAGGTACCAGCTCGGTCCCTGTAATCGCGCCAGCCGAGGGTAATTGAGCAATGGTTACTTGTGCTGACATTATGTACTCGTGTTATCAGGTGGGTTCGGAGCGATGGTGTCTTCGTTCCCGGTGTTCGTCGGAGTTTGAGTGTTCTGCTGAGTCGACATTTGGTATTGGCTCGGGCCGACGGTCATTAAATAGTTATCGTTCGCGGCGACGCTGACGTCGGGTCGTGCGAATCGCAAGTTAATTCTTTCGGTCTTCCGAGCGGGAAGCCGGTAAGGATCTAGCACATCTCTACACCCACGTTCGGCACAGACTCGAAGACCGGGTGAGTTCCCGTCCGCGACTAGCGTGACGAAAGGTACCTTCATCTTGCACCGGTCACACACAGCAATAGCGACCGAAGCCAATCCAGTGGTGTCGAGGAATATTGGCATTACGTCGTGTACACCGAAATATTCGGTGCCCAATAAATTGGAGACTTGTCGCGCTCCTCCTGCTCGGCGTCGTTGAAATTCCGGTCGGCTTGACCTTCGAGATATTTAACACGCTCAAGCGGAACTGCTGGTAGAATAAGCGACATCCGGTGTGCAAGCATCGACTCGATGGCAAGGAGCCAACGGTCGGGGATCGCGAGTTCCCCCGAGAGTGCCCCGATGTCCTCGATCTGCGCGGAGTACCAGACCGTCATCTGAATGAAAGGGTCCGAAGGGACTGGCCACAGGTATATCGAGGGGACCGGGATAGTGCGGTCGAACCAGAATTGGAAGGGCTGGTTCGCCGTGAAATTCTTGTTGGGTAAGTTAGTGTAGTCGTCACGGTTCAGGCGGGACATCTGAAT